CAATCATTTCTTTAGGTGTAAATCTATTTATAGCGTCATCTCCGGCTATCAGTTCATAAATTTCTTCTAAGTGCTTTTGTATATTACTTATGCTCATAGTATTCCTCCTTCTACAAACAATACGTATGCTGTATAGGCATACAACCCAACTACAATAAGCGCGAACGCTATTGCTATGTTAATTATTGTATTCATTTCGTTTCTCCTTATTAATACTCTAAAGTTAATTCCAATTCTAAAACCCTTGTTCCATCAATAAGAACGCCCTCATTCAAGTAAAGGTTTTCTGCATTGAAATTGTCATCTTTATCTGAAACAATTAAGCCCACTTCCGTGTACCCTTCTTGCTTAAAGGCTTGTAGTTGTTGTATCAGTTCTTCTATGTTCATACTTCACTCCTATTTTTATAAAGGTACTCAAACATTAGTTACCACCCATGAAGATGTCTTTGTTCTCTACTGCCCAAGTGATAAAGTCTTTCGTCTGTTGCAACTTAGGGTGTAGTCGTAGGGCATCGGTTACATATACCATCTGAAACTCTTTAGGCATACGGTTGATATATATCATATCCCTATCGAATGACTCGGGTTCTGCGGTCATAGATAACGCCGTCGCCACTGCATACTTAACTGCAGGCTCGTCGGGTATCTCTGTCTTGTCGGGGTTGAGTCTAATACTATCAACTGATGGCATTTTCCCCATGAGCGAACGTGCCGCTACCCACTCTGCCGCCGCACCTTCTCCAACTTTGCCCTCACAAGCATACATATATAAGTCTTTAGGCAATTCCCTTGGCACTTCGGTGAACAGTTGAGTCCAAGCACGTTGTGTTGGATTAACCGAACGGTTAGCATCGAAGTCGTTAAGCAGTTGAGGTCTTAGTCGCATAAACGCAATACCTAACGGGTCGACATCATGTTCCATCGCCCAACCACACCAATCGTCAAGTGATGTTTCCATCTCAAACTCGTACATACGGTTGGATAAGTGAGTGAGCATCTGTTTCGCACCTGCTCGGTCTTCCACTCTGTTACCCGTCACTAAAAATCGCACGTCTTTGTCTAGTTTGAACGTGGGTGTCTTACGTTCCAAGATAAATCCTGCCGCCCACGTTTGGTGGTGTGTCGATGACTGTGGCAGTTCTTCCAAGATGATGAGTCCTGCCCCCGTTCCCTCTCTGAAGTTATAAAACATTTCAGTCGGGTTGAAGATAGTCTGACCATCTACTACTGATGGCACACCGGTGAAGTCCACTACGTCGTGGTTGTTAACGTGTACCACAAGGATACGGTCGTCTGTTATATCCAAGTTATGTCCTACTTGAATACAAGCGTCTGACTTACCCATTCCCGGCTTACCCTTGAAGAATGGTACTGCTTTAGGTGATTTACGTAGTATTGATGTCGCTACGTCTACGACTTGGTTAATTGATGGCATATCTGCCCTCCATTGTTGTAGTAGCATAAGTGGGTGCTACCGTTCCCATATTTGAATTAGTTGTAAAAAGTATCAATGATACTAATGGTTGTATTTGTAGTACATAGACCCACAACGCACTGCACAATACTCTGCGTAGCCTCCAAGTTCTATCATCTGACGTAACTCATCAGTTGGTAGCATAGTCATGTCGTCTGTATCGGGGCGTGATAGTGTTTGGTGCTTTGACGTGGTAGGTGAGTACTTATCCTCATTACCAAACCACTCTTGTGTTTCGTCATCAAACACGTACATCGGGAAGTGTTCACCGTATGAGTAGACAACATACAAGTCGTTGTTCATATTCTTATTGTGTTTGAACTGTGCGTACACCGTTTCGTTGTTCGTTTTGAATGCCTTGCGTTCTGTCGTGTAGTTTTGCATTATGCTATTGCTAATCTTTTTCATTGATTACCTCCCCACCTTGATAAGTAACCCAAGGCATTGCGACACATTCTCCTGCGATTACTTTTCCGTCTTGGGTGCGGTAATTATCTCCACAACCCATTATGAAGTTAATCATTATCCAAGATAAAGTGGACGCGATTAGTAAAGATAGAAGTATCGATACGGTGATTGATTTTAGTTTGTCCATGATAATCCCTCCAACATGAATAAGTGATGTTGGTTCTCACAACAACTATTACTTTGTAGTGGTATGTCGAAATACTTTTGTACTTCTTGGATTGTGTCTTGTTCGATTGATGAGTCTTGACCATCTGCGAACTCGTTTACTTCGTTTGTTACTGTGTTGCTATTATTATTATTATTAGTATTTTCCATTTTGTTACTCCTTTTTATTTGTCATTAAATTGCTGTTTATGGTTGACAACTCCAAAAACAGATGTTAACATGACAGCGTCTGTCATGTTAGTAAGCGATTTACCCAATGAATGCAATAAGACACTTTTGTATTGAGACATTGTATTAAGACAAAGTTTTTGCACTTTGTCTCGTCTAAGTCCTTGATATTACAGTAATAAGACATTAAGACAAAGTTTGAGCGAGAGAGATTAATTTGGGGATTGTGTGTTTGTAAGTTTCTCTTTTTTTAAACTCACTATTCCCTAACTTTCTAAATCTTCTATACTCTATTATATTATGTCTTAATGTCTTAATGTCTTAATAGGGCATTCAAACCCATTGGTAGCAACATTTTGTATTAAGACAAAGTGTGAGACAAAATCATATTGAACCACAATCGTGTCTTTTCGTTGGTTGCGAGCATTACCCTATGAGTCGTGCTCTTTTCTTCTCGATTGTGGAAGAAGTTCTCTCATTTTAATAGCACCTCGACCATCTTCAAAGCGATGAAGCCTAAATTCTTCGTTGGTCTTTAAATCAGTAAACCATATCCAGTTAATTCCATATTCGTATTCGTAGCGTATTGTGTTTTCCATGAGTAACTCCTTATTTGATTAAAGTATCTTTGATACTATTTTTCGTTGGTTGCGAGCATTACCCTATGAGTCGTGCTACGCACTTTTTTCAGAAACGCAAAAATCCCCTTTCGGGGATTAGTTTTTTGCTTTTGGATTATTTGAATTTTACTTCAGCGATTATCGAGGTTAAAGTTTTCAAATCTTTGATGTTATGGTCTTTGACGATTTGATTGATTTTGTCTAAAGCCGTTTTCTCTTTTACGGCTTCAATCTTTGAAGTTACCCATAAATACGCTTTAGAGTCAATCTCTTTTTGAGTGCATAACCCTTTTTTCAATAACTCTTTATTGCCCTTCATAAGTCTGACTTTTTGCGTCAAGTCTTTGACTTCTTTTACGGACATCATTTTGGTTTGAGTGCCTTTTTTGTTAATCATGTTTTGGATTTTCTTAAAATCTTCAGCCTTGATACTGTTACTGTTGCGCTGGGCTGTAACGTATTCAAGGTATTGAGTTGATTGTGTTGCACTTCTAAATACATTGCCCATGCCTTTAGATATATCACCGTATTGTTTTTGAATTTCAGCGTTTGCATTTCGGTTCTTGATAATTACTTCGTGCATACCTGCGAAAATTTCTTGATTTTGTTTTTTTGTGTTAGCCATTTTATTTTCCTTTTGAGTTAAAAAGTATCATTGATACTTTTTTGTTTTATCAAATAGTATCAATGATACTATTTGTATAAGCAACATTGCCTATACTATAGGGGTGGCGTTGGAAGTGGGGGCAGGGAACGAGCAGGGTGTGGGTGGCCACCCATTCTTAGGTACACCGTATACCAAAAGTCCTTTTTTATAGACAAAGCTCAAAAAGAACCACTCCTAAAAATTCCCGCCCAAAAAATCCCAGCCCTGCTAAAATCCCCTGTAATTATTGACAAACACCTGTTTATACAGGTACACTTGGCACCATGAGCAATCAAGTAGATAAACTTACAGACCCAGAGTTCGCCCACACCTCCATACTTTCCCGCGGCCAGCTGCAGATGATCGAGGACGACCCTGCAAAAATGGAAACGTTAGCCCGCCTTATGGGAGCAGTTAACTTGGATAACCTATTCCGCCACATGCAAAATTCCACAGTCAACCCTGCCACTCGCTTGGAGTTCCAGAAGATGTTGAACAAGATGGGTAAGCTTGAGCCTGATGGCAAAGACGTAGTTGGTGCAAGTGGGCCGCAAGTAATCATAAACATAACACGTGCTAAAGACCGTGAAGAAGAAGCGATAACTATTGAAGGAACTACCCTCGAAGCATGAGTACAGTCCCACAAACACCTGCACATGAGATAAATTTCGAGGTAATTAAGTCACTAGATGACTTTTTCTACTCTGAAAAGTTCATCGCACTAGCTGTTGGCCCCGTTGGTTCGACTAAAACGACAGCCGGTATTATGAAAATACTACATCATGCAGCAGTAATGGCCCCATGTAAGGACGGTGTAAGGCGCTCGAGAGCCATTTGGGTACGTAATACGCGAGAGCAGCTACGAGATACGTCGATACCAGACTTTATGAAGTGGATACCTGATGGCATTATGGGTAGTTTCCTGAAAACGGAATACAAATTCGTTATTAAAGTTGGTGATATAGAGTGTGAAGTACTATTCAGGGGACTAGATGACGCGAACGACGTACGTCGACTGTTGTCTCTTCAGGCATCCTTTTTTATATTCGACGAGTTTAGAGAAATTCACCCAGACATCTTCAACGCAGCACAGGGTCGACTAGGTCGTTACCCCGATAAGATGATGAACACAGTTGGTTGTAAGTCAGATGATGGTAAACCTAACGCCCACCTATGGGGGATGACTAACCCGCCAGACCAGGATACCTTTTGGGAAGACCTCCTGTCGGAGCCGCCTGACAACTGTCATGTATCTATTCAGCCTAGTGGACTAGCACCGGAAGCAGACTGGACACAGTTCCTACCAGATGATTATTACGATAACTTGGCGAAGGGTAAAACAGAAGACTGGATATCGGTGTACATACACGCTCAGTTTGGTAAATCACTGTCCGGGCAGCCTGTATTCAAGTCGTTTGACAGAACGAACCACACGTCTGATGAAGACATACTACCTATGTTCAGCGAGTCTCCACTACTTATTGGAATTGATGCAGGACTGACACCAGCCGCTGTAATCGGGCAGGTAATATATGATGGTCGCTTGGTTATTTATGACTCGATAATTTCAGAAGACATGGGCGCCCTACGGTTCGTAAGAGAACGTCTTAAGCCTCTGTTAGCTAACAAATTTCCAGGACGTAGTTCCCTCATAATTATTGACCCCGCAGCCTTCCAAAGAGCACAGACAGACGAGAGAACAGTAGCGGACATATACCGCGCTGAGGGGTTCTCGATAAAGGCTGCGAAAACTAACTCAGTGGCTGCAAGACTAGCTGCTGTAGAGAAATACATGACACGAGTTGTCGATGGTAAGTACGGGCTTATGATAGACCCCGATTCTGCCACATCGCTAGTTCAAGCCCTAGCCGGTAAGTATAGGTATAAAATAAATAATAAAGGTGTGAAGGACGAGAAGCCTGAGAAGTCACACCCCTGGTCTGACGTAGCTGATGCGTTTCAGTACCTCTGCCTACACGCAGATGGTGGTGAGGTATTTGGTTCGGTAGCCGGGCAAGGGCGTCGTAGAGAGGTAACGAAAGTTTCTGCGGTTGGATGGACATAATATGTTGACACTCTTAGAATTAGATGATAACATAACAGGTATTACTGTTATGTTAAAGAGGAATTTATGGCTTTAGGTGCTGCTCTAATCCCCGTTGAACGTGCGTCTGATATTGAAGCCAGAGCGAAACGTGAATCGGATGAAAAACAACAAAGTGACCTTTTAGTAGGTTTAGCTGCTCACACGCGTAAGCGCTGGACTACGATGCGCGACCACAAGAAGAAGGAGATTGAGCCTCGCTTAATTGAAACTGCTCGTGCTCGTAACATGGAGTACTCCCCAGAGAAACTAGCTGAAATTAAAGCACAGGGTGGCTCAGAATTATTCATGGGTATTGTTAGTACGAAATGTCGTACGGCTACAGCTTGGTTACGTGATACCTTACTAGGTACAGGTGACGACAAACCTTGGTCTATTTCAGCGACTCCAATTCCAGAAGTTCCACCAGAATTAATTGACCGTCTACAAGGTATTATGCAGCAGAACTTGCAGCAGTTTTACGAGCAGGGCGGTGAGGGAATAGATGAAGCAGGCTTAAAGCACCTAGCGTCAGGTATGAAAGACACTGCTATGCGTGAGATGAAGTTCGACTCGGACAAACGTGTTGAACGCATGGAGAAGAAAATGGAAGACCAGCTCCTAGAGGGCGGCTTCGTAAAAGCACTATTCGAATTTACTAACGACGTAGCGACGTATCCATTCGCAGTACTTAAAGGTCCTGTTCCACGCAAACGCAAAACGTTGAAGTGGGATGGAGCAGAATTAGTTCCTACAGAAGTCGTTCGTGATGAGTGGGAAAGAGTTGACCCTTACAAATTCTACTGGGCACCGTGGGGCGACGACATCCAGAACATGCCTGTAGTAGAAATCCACCACCTAACTAGAGAAGACGTCGAGGCTATGATAGGCGTCGAGGGGTACGACGAGGCGTCAGTGCGTTCGTTGTTGTCGGACTTCGGTACAGGCGGTTTTGACTGGTTAGACCGCGATGACTCTGAGTTTGAATTATTAGAAGGTAAAGACTTCGATGAAGTAGACGGAGACTTAATAGCTGCGATTCAACTGTGGGACTCTATCCCAGGTAAACTATTACTTGAATGGGGTTTAGATAAGAAAGATATCGAAGACCCTCAGCTGTCATACCCATGTGAAGTATGGATGGTAGACAACACAGTTATTAAAGCAGTACTTAACTATGACCCAATCGGTCGTAAACCATATTACACCACGTCGTTCGAGAAGGTCCCAGGACGTATCGACGGTAACGGTGTTTCAGACTTATGTATGGACGCACAGAACATGTGTAACGCTGCGGCAAGAGCGCTATCTAATAACATGGGTATTTCTTCTGGTCCTCAAGTAGGAATTAATGTAAGTCGCCTACCAGCAGGGGAAGACATCACACAGATGTACCCTTGGAAGATTTGGCAGTTCCAGCAGTCTGAGTACGGAGATGCGTCGCAACCGATAAACTTTTTCCAACCACAGTCAAATGCTTCAGAGCTTTTGGCAGTGTTTGATAGGTTTATGGATATCGCTGACGACATCACAGGTATTCCTAAATATATGACGGGACAGCATGTCCCAGGTGCAGGTCGTACATCGTCCGGTCTGTCTATGTTAATATCTAACGCAGGTAAGAGTATTAAGCAGGTGATTAGTAACATCGACCATGATGTACTTAATCCTATGCTTGAGCGACAGTACCAGAGAAACTTACGTTATAGTAATGACCCGGAGTTAATTGGTGATGTACAAGTTATCGCACGAGGCGCAACGTCGCTTGTCGTTAAAGAAGCTGAAGCTGTTCGTAAAACTGAGTTCTTACGTCTGGTACTGGAAAGCCCTT